ATGGCAAAGACATTCGGTAATTATTCGAGTTTTGTGCAAAAACATTGAATGACGTTATGGGACGCCGACCAAACACCGCAATCCTAGCTCAAGCCGCCGCCACTGGCGTCGGTTTGCGTCAGGCAAGGCGCCAGCTTGAGAAAGGGCAAGCAGTTGCGACCGCAAAGCCTATGAAGCCGATCGCCGGGATAGGATTAGACGGCGAGATCGATCGACTGGAATCGCTGGCCGCTACCCTGGGCGAGGCAGCCAAGGAGGCGAGCGGGCCGGAGCGGTCGTCACTAATAGGTGATTACACCCGCGTCGTGGAGGCACTGCGAAAAATGAAGGGCGACCGGCCCGATATTAACGAGGCAGAGGGCAAGATGGTTCCGATCGACGAGGCAGACAAGATACTGGCACGCCGGACTAACGCCCTAATCCCGCTACTGCTTGGGATGCCCAAACGCCTAGCCCCGATCTGCGCTCACCGGCCAGCCGCTGAGATCCAGAAAGAGGTGGAGAACGAGGTGGGGCAAGTAATGCGACAAGTGCAGGCCGCTCTGTGAAGGCGGCCGAACAGCTACTCAAACGCGAACGCGATCGCTGGAACTTTGAGCCACCTCCGTCCGTGATCGAGTGGGCAGAAAAGAACATCCAGCTCGATAGCAGGATCACGGCTCGCCCAGGTCTTTACTCAACCAAGTATACGCCTTATGTGGCGGGCGTACTGGAAGCACTGGCCGATCCGGGCGTGCATACCGTCAGCCTTTGCTGGGGATCGCAGACAGGCAAGACGCTGACGCTGGCCATCTGGCTTGCGTACAGAATCGCCAACGATCCAGCTCCCGCACTGCTCGTAATGCCTAACGCGGATCTGGCTAGGAGCTACAGCGAAACGCGACTGACTCCGATCTTTGAGAAGTGCAAGCCAGTGCGGGCGCTGTTCCCATACGACAGCGACGATTTTAAAATCCTAGAGATGCAGTTTACCAGCATGACTCTCAGCTTGGTTGGATCGAATAGCCCGGCCAACATCAGCTCGCGCCCGATCTGCATTGCGGTACTCGACGAGCTGGACAAGTTCGCCCCACCGACCGAACGGGAAGCGGCCGCCTACAATCTGGCGCTAGAACGCACAAAGGCTTTCCCCAACCGCAAGCACGTGCTGACTAGCACGCCGACGTTAAGCACGGGCGATATATGGCAAAACTATCAGGCAGGAACTCAGGAAACTTTCCACGTACCTTGCCATGCTTGCGGTGAAATGCAGGCGATGGAATTCGGGCAAGTGCGTTGGGCGGATAGCGCACGCAATCCTGACGGCAAATGGGACTTACAGAAAGTGGGAGAGACGGCCGCATACCATTGCACTAAATGCAACGAGCCTTGGACTGAGGGCCACAGGCGATCAGCCGTTGAGCAGGGCAAGTGGGTGGCGGCAAATCCAAACGCAGAACGTGGTAGGCGAAGCATGCGACTGCCTAGCTGGTACTCTCCGACCGTCACTTTCGCCGACTGCGCCAAACAGTTCCTAACCCAAAAGCATTATCTACACGGCTTGCAAGGATTCGTGAACGGATGGAGTGCGATGCCATGGGAGGATCAGTTTGATGACGACAAAACAATCGACATTCCCGCCGGCGCATTTGCGAAAAAGCAAGATTGGGAAACGGAACATATCAAACTGGCGGCCATAGACAGACAGATCGACGAGTACTGGTTCGTGGTGAGGGCGTTTGCTAGGGATGGAACAAGCCGACTAATCGACGAGGGCCGGGCGAGAACGATCGAGGACGTAGCGCAACACCTACACACGCTAGGCGTTCAACCGAAGCACACGGCGATGGATAGCGGATATGAGACACAAGACTCCTACCGAATCTGCGCCCGCTACAAGTGGACTGCACTAAAAGGCGAGGAGCGTCCTGCCTACTGGATTGAAACGCCACGCGGGCGGATGAAGTCAGTACATTCAGCAGAGCAACCCACTGACGCGGGTTGCATGCTTCTGCTTCTCAGTTCGCCAGCCTGCCAGGACTTGCTGGCATGGTTGCGAAGAGGGCAGGGGCCACGCTGGGAAATTGCCCATGACGTAAGCCCGGACTATCGCGAGCACATGAGCAGCCACAAAAAGGTGCATCGGATTAACCGAAAAACGGGTCGCGATCATTACGAATGGATACGGATCAAAAGCAGGCAAGATCACTTGTACGATTGCGAAACATATCTGGCTGGCTTTGCCGTGTACGGAAAAGTCATTAGGCCGACCGCTTCACTCGATGAGGAATCGTTGACACCCGTGGCGACATGATGGCTATTTCCCGCAGACTTACGCGGGCAGTTGCGACGAACTACCTGGCACAAGCCTCTGGGGTTACCGCAAGCGCCCTGACTAACCTTGCCACTGACCGCAACGCGGCAATGACGGGCGCAGCATCAGGCCGTGCACTGGTAGGATCTTCAGCGGGCGGGCAGTCGGCCAGCTTCCAGATTGATCTTAAACCGACCGAACGGGTTGAGTTATTTCAGGCCGCAATCGATTACCTAAATGGCGTACAGGTCACACGCACCAGCGCCTCATTTTCTTACATTTTGGATAGCTGATTATGGCACAGAAACTTTCACTCGTGGCTCGGATGGGCGCAGGGATCAAAGCGTTCGGAGCTGGATTCGGCGCGGGCATCAGCACGTTCCAACCCTACGAAGGCGCAGGCTTTTCTCGTAAGCGCCCCGTCATCTACGGCGCCCATGCACGCGATTCACGGCTGGATCTAAACGAAGCGACACGGGTTGAGCTGCTAAAGCTCGCCCGGCACATGTACCGCAACGTGGGGCTAATCAAAGGCGCGGTGGATTCTATTGCCACCTATTCAATCGGCCCAGGACTCCGGCCGCAGTATCGTGGGGCAGACCAAGACTTTGGCAGACTCTGTGAGGAATACTGGCGCGACGTGGTTGTGCCATCGCCCGAAGTTACCGGGCGCATGACCTGGACGGATATGCTGCTGGCACTATCGCGATCGATCGACGTGGACGGTGACGTATTCGTCATTATGACCGAAAAGGGAAAGCTGCAAATTGTCGAAGGCCATCGCGTTTGCGAAGGCGATGACTACGGAACTTCTGACGGCGTGTTCCTCGGCAAGCTCGGCGAGCCTACTGGATACTTAGTTCAGACGGGCGAACTGTACCGAAAGCTAGGTGCGGATACCGTCATTCACCTAATGGAGCTGGAACGGCCAGATCAGATTCGCGGAGGATCCTCACTCGCTCGCGCATTAAACCACGTCCGCGATTTAAAAATGCTTGGCGAGTTTGAGAAGGACGCATTGAAATTGCAGGGGTCGATTGCCGCAGTAATCACCACCGACCAAGGCGACGAGCTGGCCGGGCAGGGCGGATTCTTTGGAACCGTGCAGGCTCAAGATACTGGCGAGCCAACAATTGCCCGCGAGGAGATCACCAGCTCGGCAACCATTCCGCGCCTTTCACCTGGCGAAAAGATTGAGATGATTGGGCCGAACCGACCGCACGCAGGCTTTGAGCCGTTCGCCAAGTTCCTAATTCGTGACGTGGCCATGGGACTGGGCTTGCCCGTTGAGTTTGTCTACGATCCAGCAAGCGTCGGCGGGGCTGGAATGCGGTTTATTGTAGCGAAGGCTCAGCGTAGATTTGAACAACGGCAACGCCTACTCATCGACAGATTCTGCAACCGCGCATGGCGCTACTTCATCGGCGGTGCGATTGCAAATGGTGATCTACCGGCCGTTGAGGATTACGCAAAGGTAACGTGGCAAACTCCGAAGTCACTGACCGTGGACGCTGGGCGCGAGGCACAGCAGGAACGAGAGAACTATAAAGCGGGGCTATCCTCCCTCCAAACCTACTTTGGAGAATTAGGCCAAGACTGGGAAGAACAGGTCAGACAGATTGCGAAAGAGCGTGAATTTGTAGCATCGATTGGAACAGTTGCGCCACAGACTGACGTGGCGGCCCCGGTGGAAGTAGTCAAAGAAGCACCCGCAATCGATGAACCCACGCCAGTTAATCCAGAAAAAGATCCGAACGCTGGGCCGGATGCTGAGCTAAGCGCAAGGGTTGAGCTGGATTTACCAACACAAAACGCAGGCGAGACTGATGACAAGTTTATGGATCGCTGCATGGGCAACCCAACAATGGTGTCCGAGTTTCCAGAAAACGATCAAAGGGCAGCCGTTTGTGCTAGGCAGATGAAGCTATCCGCCAAGCCACAGACAGAATCTTTTACCATGCGGGACGATCCCGACTACAAGCTCAGCGACAAAGAACTAGACATGATCGCGAGCGCAATCGGGCTTAAAAAAAAAGAAAAAATAGAATTAGCTAAACCTACGGCCGGCATGATTGCCGAAGCCAAGAAGGGATTAGAATGGCGTCGGGAATACAAGCGGGGCGGGACTGAAGTCGGCGTTGCTAGGGCACGCGATATAATCAATAACGTAGACTTTCCAGATGAGACAATCGCCCGCATCAGCTCATACCTAGCGAGGCATGAAGTGGATAAAAAGGGGGAAGGCTTTAATCCTGGTGAACCGGGGTTTCCATCGGCAGGCCGGATAGCTTGGGCGCTATGGGGTGGCGATCCTGCCCAGAGCTGGGCAGCGGTACAGATGCGCCGGATCGCCCGTGAGATGGCGGCACGGCCGGGGCCGAAGTCAGCCAGCCAAACACCTGCGCCAGCAAGTGAACGCAAGAAGGGCAGTGAGACGAACCCAGCCGGCACAGCTTCCACTAGGTCAAAGGCAGGCGATATAGAGATCAGCCAAGCCGTTGAAGAAACTTTAAAAAACAAAATAGCCGACTTTAAAAAGCGCCATCCCAACCGCAAGGCTCCCAGCCTAGGGGCACTTAAAAAAGTTTTTCGCAGGGGTGCAGGCGCTTTCTCAACCAGCTTCAGGCCAACCATCAGCGGCGGAAGGCCCAACAGCAGAACTGCCTGGGCGATTGCCAGGGTAAACAAATTCTTAAAGATGGCAGGTGGTGGCGAGGTAAAGAAAAGCTACCGCGAAGCTGACGGCGATCTGCTCTAAAGTTGACGTTCGTTATGGCCTATATGGCCAACAAACTAAACAGCGTTTCTATTTTAACGGTTGGAGAGGCTAGGGGCCACAACCTCAAGATCGACCAAACCTCGCTCGAACAAGCGCTCAAAGTGGCGCAAAGCATGAAGCGGATCAAAGTGACCATGGGCCACGGAGCACCCGTCACTGGCATCCTTGGTTACATCGATAATTTCTTAATCAAAGGCGACCGCCTGCTGGGTGATCTAAACCTCTTTAACACTAACGAGGCGCAGTTTGTCGAGCAGCTGGCCCAAGTATTGCCCGAAGGTTTCGGCATATCCCTTACCTTTAGCGGCGTGCCTGAGATCATGGGCGCTGAACGTTTTGCCAGGGTGACTGAAATCTATGACTGCTCAATCGTTTCTGAGCCGGCCGCCAATCCCGCAGGAATGTTTTCTGCCTTCTCAGCAGTTGACATGAAAAAACTGCAAATGAACGAAGCACCCGTCGAAGTCAAAAAGGAGCTGAGCGAGCCTGCCGTTGTGGCAGTTCCCGCACCCGAAGCTCCTGCCATTGAAACTCCCGCCGTTGTCGAAGCACCGAAAGCCGAACTGGCTGAAATGCCCGAAGAGAAAAAGGACGAGCAGAAGATGGCCGAGCCTACTCTGACCGACATCGCAGCCATGTTGACCAAACTAATCGGCATGCTGACTCCCAAGATCGAAGAGGACGAAGATGACGAGGAGATGGGTTACAAAAAAGAAGAAATGTCCAAGGCCGACGACAAGGCCGTGACCACTTTGGAAAAAGCCAAGGCCGACGCTGCTGGCGCAGTGGCGGTTCCCGCTGAATCGAGCCAACCGCTCGGCCGGGCAGAAATCCTCAATCAATTCAACGCGGAAAAGAATCCGGCCCGTCGGTCGGAACTTCTTCGCAAACTCGGACTGTAATCCAGTCCACTAGGAGAACACTACAATGGCCAACACAATCGGAACAACGAATGCCAATGTAATCGCTCAGAGGGCTCTCGAGATCCTCGTGGCAGATTACAGCTTCCTCAGAAATTCTGTAACGGATTTCAGCAGCGAAGCAGCTAAATACAACGCGTCAGTCTTTACCCACCGGATCTCTGCGACGACCGCCCAGGACTACTCGCAGGCGAACGGCTACGTAGCGACTGCAACAACCCAGACGGACGTGCAGATCACCCTCAACAAGTTTAAGCACGTTTCGTATTCTGTGGACGATCAAGAGCGCACCAGCTCCAACATCAACCTAATCGAGCGTTTCGCCGGCGCAGCCGCGCATGCTCTCGGTTTGCAGATGGTTGGGGATTTGCTCGCTCTCGTGACTTCCTCCACCTTCACCAGCGCATTGACGGTTGCTTCCAGCGCCTTCTCCTACCGCTCGGTAGTGTCGGCCGGAATCACCCTCAACAACAGCAACGTGCCAGTCAACGGCCGGTACGCTGTTCTTAACCCCAGCTTCTACGGCGCTCTCTTGAATGACACGACCGTCGTGGCCAATCCTCAGATCACCGGCGACCTCGTTCGCACGGCTGGGATCGGAAACGTTGCTGGATTCAACATCAACCAGTACAGCGCAGTGCCTTCCAACAGCATCACGCTCGGCGGATTCTTCGCCCAACAGGAAGCCCTGTTGATCGCGACCCGCGTTCCTGAGGTGCCAACAGGCGTTCCAATACCCGGAGAGATTTCTGTGGTAACGGAACCCCGCACTGGCCTATCCGTCCAAGTTCGTGAGAACTACGACGTGGTTAAGGGCCAGCTGCAGCGCACCTACGCTCTGATCTACGGCGTGAAAGCCGGAGAGCCCGCGAGCTTGGTTCGTATCAACGGTAGCTAATTCACTCGGGGAGGGCGGTGGGCTGAAAGGCTCACCGCCCTTTCCACTTTAAGAAATCCTCATGTCTGAATTCACAGAAGCGTTAAAAGAAAGTCTGGCCGCTCTTTATACTCAAACTGGCACAGCGGCCACCATTGGTTCTACTGGGGTTACTGGTATCCTTTCAACAATCACCCGCAAAGAAAGCGTGGAGCTGGGCGGGTTTGATCTGGATCTAAACTCCACCTTTACCATCGACGTGAGCGCCATCTCATCGGCGCCTACTATCGGATCTATCTTGCTGGCCAACTCGGTCAGCTATCGCGTGGCGTCGATTGATACTTCTATCGGCAGTTACGTGCTCGGGTTGCGAGAGATTTAACCGTGGCAACTCGAAATCCTAAAATCTCCATCTACATGATCGCCGGGCACGAGGCCCAATTTATCGACCGCTGCCTTACCGCCTTTAAACCATTCTGCGACGAGCTAGTCGTCTGCATTGCCCAAGGCGGCCGACCTGACGACGGCACGCGGGCAATCGCCGAGAAGTCAGGCGCCAAGATAGTTGAATATAAAAATGCACCGGCAGGAGCGAGCTGGCCGCACGTCGATAACTTTGCTGCTGCTCGCAACACCGCACTGGATGCCTGCACTAGCGAATATGCGGTATGGGTGGATTGCGATGACTTGCCGCATAAAGACCTCAAAAACGCTCTTAAAAGGGGTGTAGAAGCATTTGAACAGAATCCCAAGCTCGGCATCTATGCAGGCGTCTATGACGTTATAAACGCCAAATTAAGGCCAGTACGTGAGCGCATGGTGCGGCGTATAGATGGCGTATGGTCTGGGAGGTGGAACTACGCAGTGCATGAGGCGCTGTTGCCTAATGCTGGGCTGGAATCTGTGGGCGAGCAGACGGTATGGGTTGAGCATCACCCCGGCGGATATAAGCCAAACAGCGCCGATCGGAATCTCCGCATCTTGCAGGGCCAGTTAAGCGAAGCAGGCAAGTATGCCTACTACTATCAGCAGGAACTTTTCCTAGGCAATCGCAGGACAGAATCAGAGCCGTGGTCACACGTTGCGGCCGTCTGGCCGGGACAAGAGGCAACGCTGGCTTACGAGGCTGCCTGCAATCAAGCGACAGCCACGCAAGATCGCACGGTCAGGATCGGCTTATACCAAAAGGCACATCAGATGAACCCTGGGCGAAGGGAAGCGATTTACTATTTAGCCAGGGAAGAGGCCAGCGTGGGTGCGTGGTTGCAGGCTTACCACTTGCTAAAATCGGCAATGGTTCAGCCCGATCCGGGCGTGAAGATCTGGAACGCCCAGCGCACCGTGTACGACTTTGAGTGCATCGATCTATATCTTGCGGCATGTAAGGCCGTCGGCGATACGGCCGAGGCAGAAAAGATTGAGAACATGTGGCGGGCGCAGAAGCCCGTAAAGATTACCGTTTGCCACGCTACGCGAGGCCGCCCACAGGAAGCGATCAACGCCCGCATCTTGTGGATGAAAAAGGCGGCAGATCCAGCGTCAGTCGAGTGGATCTACTCAGTCGACGATGACGACCCTAAAGCCGACATGCTGAAAAATTGGGGAATAGTTAAAGGCAAGGGCGGGTGTATTGCCGCTTGGAACAGGGCGGCCGAAGTAGCCCGTGGGGAGATTATCATTCAAGGCTCTGACGATTGGGACCCTCCGCTACATTGGGACAAGATAATCAGCGATAGGATTGGCGATACCAGCAAGCCGAAGGTACTGGCGATTTCAGACGGCCACCGCAAAGACGATCTGCTGTGCATGGCAATCCTCACCAAAGCACGACTGCAAGATCAGGGCGCCATATTTGCCGCTGAATATGACGCATGCTCCGGCATATTTTCGGATAATGAATTTTCCAAGAGAGCTGCTTACGACGGCGTCATCATTCCTGCCAAGGACATCATATTCACTCACAATAATCCGCTCTTCACCGGCGCAGCACAGGATGCGGAATTTAAACGCCACAACGCCAAGGAGAACTACGAGCTTGGCGAAAAGATATTTAAGGAACGCAACCCGTGATTCACACGCACAACGCACTGCGCCTAGGCGACAACCTAGTGCAGTTAAACTTTCTACGTCGGCTATGCCTTCAAAATCCAGATATCGAGATCACGCACTATCACAATCCAGAGCTGTGCAAGTTTGAGGAGATTGATGCGTTGCGAAGCGACATGTCTTTACGGCTACACATTCGACCAATCAGCGAAGCGCCGGCCGATAGTATTGATTCTTGGCGTAATGCAGGCGGATATTGGGAGCGTCACCCCGAAAAATTAAACTTTGCCAAATTTCATCTATGTTGGTTTGAGGAACTGGCCAGCAGGATGTGCGTAAAGAATCCTATACGGAAAGTCGATGACCTTCTATTTGACTATCCAGCTTTAGATTCCTTTATTCCGATGGCGCCAGATTTCGACATCGTTGTGATAAATTCGCCAGGGCTGTCTGGTCAATTCACAAACTTTAACCCCGATGATTTTCGCAACCTAGTATCTAAACTAGTTAGCAAAGGGCATCGCGTAATTACCACAGTCGCTACTGGATTATGCCCGGCATTTGATGGCAAGAATGTGACTTGGATCGGAGCCACTGCGGCCAAGGCAAAAGCTGTCATCGGAACATCCACCGGGCCGAGCTGGCCGTGCCTAAACGTTCACAACAAAAATGCCTTCCATTTGCTGTGTGCGGACACCGAAACAGTCGTATTTACTAAGCGCGGGCAGATGGCCAGGAGCGCATTTCACGCCCTCCATATTCTTGAAGAGGAGGGCTTGCTGTGAAGAAGGAGCTGACGCAGGCAATGGATTTACTGGCGGCCGATCCGGCCGTTAGGTTCATAGGCTACGGGGTAAAGATAGGTGGGCGGGCAGCAGGCACGCTCAATAATGTTGCGGATTCACAACTGATCGAAACGCCTGTCGCTGAAAATCTGATGGTGGGCTTGGCTACTGGCTTGAGCCTAGCTGCACTCAAGCCTGTCGTTTTTATTGAGCGGATGGATTTTATTCTGAATGCACTGGACGCCATCGTAAATCACCTGGGCGCAGCTCAGCATATTAGCTGCAATCAATTCAAACCTGCCGCCATCTTGCGGGTAGTTATAGGAAACAAAAACAAGCCACTCTACACGGGGCCAACGCATACGCAGGACTTCAGCGAAGCTCTCAGGAGTATGATTGATTTCCCAATCGTCGAACTAAAGAAGGAAAGCGTAGTGAACGAGTATCAAAGCGCACTGGATAGATTAAGCGAGGGAACTTCCACCATGTTGGTCGAGCGAAAGGATGAGTGGTGAAGCAGAACAAGTACAGCGACCTCAAAATCTTTTCGTTTCCAGACAAGATAGCCAGTTTTCGCGACGACATTATCACCGCACCCATCTACGTGCGGATTAAGCCGACGAATATCTGTAACCACGCCTGCCGTTTCTGCGTCTATTCTGACGGCACAACTCGGCACAAGGATCGGCCTGACTTGCACCTACAGGCTGGCATGCACACCAGCATGAACGAACGGGACGTTATGCCACGAGATAAGGCGCTAGAACTAATAGAGGATCTTTCAAACATCGGAACTAAAGCCGTCACCTTCAGCGGCGGCGGAGAGCCTTTACTGCATAAAGACATTGTCGAGATTATGACTAAGACAGTTTCGTCTGGGTTGGATCTATCCATTATTACCAACGGCCAACTGCTTGCAGGGGAAAGGGCAGAAGTATTGGGCAAGGCAAAGTGGGTGAGGATTTCGATGGACTACACAAGCGCAGAGCAGATGGCGTCTAGCCGTAACGTGCCCGACAGATCGTTTGATTCCGTAATGCAGAATATTAAAAACTTTTCCAACACGAAAACGGAGAGCTGCGATCTTGGGATTAACTTTATTATTACCCGCTACAATTATGAGGGACTAGTTCCGTTCGCTAAGCAGCTCAAAGATTCAGGCGTGAGTAACGTCCGCTTCTCGCCCGTGTACGTGCAGAACTTCAAAGAATATCACAACACGATTGCGACCAGGGTGCGGGAGCAACTAGCCGAATGCCAATCCTTTTGTGATTCAGATTTTACCATCAACACGACCTATGATCTGGATAGCCCAAGTAAGTCGCCCGTTCGGCCATTCCATCGCTGTCTTTACGCTCAGGCCGTTTGCGTGGTAGGTGCGGATCTTAATATCTACGCATGCCACAATACCGCATACAGCAATCACGGCCGGATCGCATCCATGAAGGATCAATCATTTAGCCAGGCATGGTTTGGAGAAGAGGCGAAAGCATGGCACAAGAACTTTAACCCTGGCGTTAGTTGCCTGCATGAATGCGCCAATCACGCAAAGGTGGCGCTGTTTGAAAAGCTGGCCACCGATAGTCACGACGCCTTTGTATGAACAAGCAGGATCTGATTGATTTTGAACTGCGCATTAAGGCGCTATTTGAGCAGGGCAAGCTGCCATATCTGATTCACCTATGCGGGGGGAATGAGGATCAGCTCATCGAGATATTTAAAGACATCAAGCCAGGCGATTGGATCTTCTCAAGCCACAGATCCCACTACCACTATTTGCTCGCTGGCGGAGATCCTGACATGCTCGAGCAGATGATTAAAGAAGGTCGTTCCATGTTTGTCTTTGACCGTAAACTTAATTTCTACACGTCAAGCGTGTTGGCTGGCACTTGCGGGATAGCGGCCGGAGTGGCGCACGCATTAAAAGAGCAAGGAAGCTCGGCAAAAGTCTGGTGTTTCCTGGGCGATGGAGCTGAGGATGAGGGCCATTTTTATGAGGCCGTGAACTATGTGGCCGGGGCGGATCTACCCTGCACCTTTATTATTGAGGATAACGATCGATCCGTGGATACGCCAAAGGCAGTTAGGGGAAAGGCCACGATGACTTGGCCTGATTGCGTCAAGCGATACCACTACACCCCAACATTTCCGCATGGTGGCGCTGGATGTAAAACCATGGTCACGTTTGATCCGTCGATTCGTCCGATCTGGTGACAAGAGGAGTTTAGAATATGCCCGCCGTCACCATGCTTGATCGTTTGATTGAAGCTGCTTTCCAAGAGCTTCTAACTACAACCGTTACCGGGGTGACCTATCACTTGTCCCACGACAAGACAGAGAACATGCCGCCCTCGATCGTCATTAAAGCCACGTTAGGAACCGAAGAGCCGGTGCAGGGATCTGGCGTGTTTAGCGTTCCGGTTGAAATCGTGGTGGATGATTCTTATGACGACACAACTCTAGACGCACATACTCGAAAATGCTCCAAGGTGTTGCAGGCTTTCTATGATTCAAGCCCGTTGGCGACCAGGTTGAACGCTACCACGGCCATCGGATCTGCCCGTTGTTACAACGCCAAGGTGGATTCTATTGAGCCTGAGGCTGACGATGAAGAGCGTACAATGCGTCGTACCTATAAGCTGGCAGTCATCGCACAACCGAATTCGATCGCAAGTTGACACAAAATTTAAGGCAATATGGCAGCCACAACAATCGGAACTCAAGGCCTTCAATTCGGTATCACTGCTGAAGCTGGTGGGCTCGTACAATCTTTCACAGAAACCCGTAACGTCGAGCGTGCAGAAATTCGCAACGCGAGCGGCGAGGTGGTTGGGGCGGCCATGTATAACCCCACGGATTCTTTCTCATTCTCTACCACCATCACAGGCGCTTATGCAACAACCGCAGGCGCAATCCTCACAACCTTGGCAAATGCCACCAGCACCGGCGGCAAGATCGTAGTCGATAGCGTTACCGTTAATCGTACTAGTGAAGGATTCGTCACGGTGGACGTATCGGCGACTCGATTCCCTAACATGAGCTAACCCGCTCCGGCGGGTTAATGAGATCCTAAAATGGTTGATAGCTTCTGGGGAACGACAAACATTAAAGTAGCTGCGGCCGTCGCGGCCTTTGGCGCAAAACTTAGAGAATCCGATCCCGTTACGTGCATCGTTGAGGAAGGTGGCCACAGAAAATTCACGTTCTGGTTCAACACTGGTGGCGATCAGGATGCTAAAGCCGAAATGGAACGCACCTGGGCGGATATGAAATCTGAGCCAGAGGCCGCGATTAGATACGTCAGAGCAGCACTAGAGAACAGGGAAACTCTGCTGAGCCTTATGAAGCGTGCCGAACCCATCCTATCGATCAAGCGTGGCAGCCAAACGTTGCTTATTTCAGAAAGGGCAAGCCCAGAACTAAAGCGGGCGATGATTAAAAAACTATGAGCGAAGAAGCATTATTGCAGGAGCTGGACAACTCCCTTATTTCACCCGACCGCTACTTCAAAAATCAGAAGCTTGCGCCCTATACAGAAGGCAGCCGCCTGCTCATGCTTCAGGTGCGCGATGATAGTGATTCCGCCATCTACTTTGTCTGGTCGTTTATTTACCTACACATCCTACTGGCGGAAGATCGTAAAAGAGCGATCCGTCTAGCTTGGGATAAAGATGCGTTTAGAGAAAAGCTGATGGATTGGATTGCCGAGATGAGCGAGGAAGATCGAAACACCGCCTCACTAATGTGCTCTTCGATCTTGTCAGAAGCTAATAAGGCAAGGGTAAATGTTATCCCTTCAGCCATAGCTGCACCGCCGGGAAACGCCTAGCGCCAGGAGGAACCGCCGCGTGCGTGTTTGTCCTGGCAAAACATACGGGCTGGCCAATGGATTATATTCTGTGGGAATTACCACTGGTAGCAGTCAATCAGGCAGATCACGTCTTTATGTTTATGGACGGCGTGAAGCTAAGGCGTGCGGCTCATATTGAAGGAAAAGAGATCCGTGACATGGAAAGGCTATTAGGATTATGAGCGCCAGTTTAACAGTCGACGCCAGCAAACTACAGAAAGCCATGAAGGCTTTTATTGGTAATACCAAGGCAGAAGCATCAAAGGAGATGCGAATACAGGCACGCATGCTTTGCGTTAGTTTGGCTAATTCCACGCAGCCGTTCGGCCTAGGCAATGACGTTAAGAAGGTAGGTGAAAAGGCAGTTACCAGAGACATCAATCGCGTTTACAAATCGGCTGGCACTGCCTCTAAAGAGATAGCCAAACTCTCGCTACCCAACGGCAAGACTAAGACGCAAAACGCTGAACAGATGGCGAAGGCGCTGGCGGCTCTTGTGCTGGGCAAAACAGGCGGAAGTAAGCGCAGGCGAACCGAATCTGCCCAGCAGCTTTTAAATAGAATACGACAGCAACCTTACGTAGGGACGCAAGTCGGGCCGTTTGACGGCGGAAAACATCACGAATCAGCGCGGTATGGCAAATCAAAAAGAGTGCCTAAAAATCAATTTGTTCGGCAAATTGTTACAAAAGAAAATCCTCTCGCCCGATACTTTAAAGATAAGCGGGGAAACGTGGGTATCGCAAAGTCAGGCTGGGCAGTTTGTGCCGGTATATTAGGCGGCTTTCGCGGTATCCCTAAATGGGTATATAGGCACACGGGCGGCGGCCGCGTGAACGATAAGAGCCAAACGGGGCTGGGTACTTTCTCTAAGCCCTATGTTCAAATGACTAATACTATCCCGTGGATTAACAACGTAATCAGCTCTGGAACGATCCAGAAGTCCATTGACATACAAGTGTTAAAAATGATCAAGCGGCTAGGCATTATCGCTAATTACGAGAGCAAAAAGGCGGGGCTATAATGGACGCAACAGCCACAGCCAAGCTCGCACTGGATGCCTCCGGACTGGATCGCGGCCTGCAATCAGCAACTGCCAGCCTAGATCGATTCGCCAAGCAAACCGGCTCAGTCTTAGCCGGAGCCTTTGCCTTTGATAAGCTCATCTCTGGCTTTAGTTCGGCTATTGAGAAGGGCGATCAGCTTCAAGACATTGCAGAGAAGTTCGGATTATCCGCCAGCAAGTTACAGATGCTGGGGAATGCTGCTTCAGTATTCGGAAGTGGAATTGAGAATGTTAGTACCGGCCTAAATAAACTTTCTCTTGCCCAACAAAAAGCAGTCACAGGAGAGCAGGGAGCTGAAGAGCTGGTCGCAATATTTAAAGAAGTCGGAATAAGCTTTGATGAATTGAGATCCATGAGTGCGGAAGATATATTCCTGCGAATTGCCGACAGCTTTGCCAGCGGAGCAAATGACGGCCGTCAGTTCGTAATTGTTAATGAACTACTTGGCAAGGCTCAAACCGACCTAATAAAGGTACTTAATCAAGGATCGGCTGCGATTATTTCCCAGGGGAACGAGATCGGAGTATTTTCTGACGAAACCATTGCAAGCCTGTCGGAACTATCCGATCAAATAAAAATATTACAGAATAATATTACGATCGGGTTTGGGAATGCTGCCGGACTTTTAAACCCTTTTATTCAAGGACTACAAGCCGCGCTCGAGCTTGCCGTGATGCTCGGCCTGGCGGTAAAGGAAGCGGCTACGGGTAATGTTGCTGGCGCCAGGGAAATTTACAAGAGAGCGAGCAATTTAGGCACTGAGAAAATGGCCGATAGGGATAGAGCCGAAAAAGCCAAGAAGTCACCTAGCCGTGGAGATGCACGTGAGGCCATCGCAAATCAGAAGGAATTAGAAAAAGCCGAAAAAGAGGCAATCAAAGAGCGGACTGACTTGGCCCTTTACCTTCTCAAGCAAGAGGACGCCGAAAAGAAACTGGCCAACGATTCTTACGAACGCAAAAGGGACACTGAGCGCGATAGAATGTTAGAAGCCGCCAATCTGGAAGTGAAAGCAGCGCAGGAAAAAATGAAAGCCGAGAAGGAACAGGCCGAAAAGGAGAAGGGCATGGCCGCAGGCCCAGGAGGAACTAGCAGGCAATTTGAACAAGCCAGAGCTGGCACAGCGGGCGAAGTGCTTAACTTTGCCGCTGGGCTCGGCGATCGGCGCATTTCGCAAACAGTGCAGAAAGAAAGAGACAAGGCGGCCAAGGAACAGCAGAAAATTAACAGAGAAGAGTTCGACGCAAAGGTGATGGAGCAAACTAGCGGGACAACGAAAGAAGGGCTGCAACGAACAATGGAAAGCCGTCGGAGAGAGTTCATCCAAAAAGAAGCGGGCAAGGAAGCCAAGGGCGGCAAAAGTCTATCCGACATCTACACTGTATTAAACGATGCCCTATCTAAAATAGTTGCCGCCCCAATGGTAACCTAATGAGTGCCGTCATCGTTGGATCTCCATCGTCGGGCAGTAAAGTCTTGCGCAGGGCAGATTTTTCTACGGAGCGAAATGGGCTGGAAACGCTAAACGAAATCTACACCGTGCGCACAGCGGATCGTAGAACGTTGCAGCCTAGCTTTGGCACTTTGCATTCCGCCTACTCCACCGCCTCCACAACGTTTGCCCGCATGGCAGTGGAGAACTTTTCATTTAGAGAGCAGGACGGCGACTTAACGGAAATAAACGTAACCTATGTTGGGCTGACTTCTAGCAGTGGCCTCCCGCCAGCAGTTGTCAGGCTAATCCCCACGCCTGGTGCCGGCATATTTGGCCCAGACATGATTATCGAAGCGGAGTTTATAAGCGATAAAAGCGAAACTGAATTTATCCAAACCGGGGCAGGCGGACTCCTAAAGCCAGGAGACAGACTTTCAAATCTAGGTCGTTATGGGTTTTTTATGCCAAAGTTAATCAATGGCACAAAAATGCCTTCAAACCCTAGAGAACCATTCCAGTTTGGCTCTCTAACCAATTTTGGTTACTTTGGGTACGTACAGCAATCTTTATCGTGTGAAAGGCGTGGTATTTTTTTAGTAGCAAGGGTTAATTACGCTGAAGAAAAGAAAATTGTTGGCGGGTAATGAATTCAAATGAGAGAACCTGAACTAACAGAACTTTCCGGCGCTTCACGGCTGGCTCGTGAGTTTTTCAACGGGTTGATCCGCAGGATTGAATGTACGAAGCCTACGGCCGGTACAGGCATAATAGTCACCGAGGAGGACAATGGGTTTAAAATCTCTACCTCTGGTGGCGAATACAACGTCGTCACGCTGAACGTATGCAGCAATGGAAGCCCGGCCACTCTTCTTGTACTTACGCCAAAGCCAACGGAAGAAGAATAAGAATTGACACAATAGGAGTACCAAATGGCTCAATCCCTAGATATTTACATCGATACAACTAGCGGAACTTTAGTATCTCGCGGAGCCGCAAGGGATGGAATTTTGCCTACACTTACCCGCAACGACTCCTACAACCTTCGCATCCGCTTGCAAGAGAGAGATCAGGAGGGCCTTCTGCGAGATTTAGATATAAGCGGTTCTTCGCTTAAGCTTGGGATCGGCGGGATTGATGGCGATCCAACCGACGGTCAATTCAGGCTAGTCCTCAATAGCATTACTTCATCAGCCATCTCTTTTAATGCGACTCCGCTTCAGGTTTACAACGCCATCTCCGCAATCGCAGGCACGGGCGTTACTGTCACAACCTACGGCAAGGAGAACTTTTCTTATCTAATCACAGCCGCCACGGTCAACACGGCTTTATCCTTTGGCGGTTCAGCCTTCACGCTGTTCCCGACCAGCTCTGTCCTAGTAAACACCCGTAGATTCCCCGCCGCATCGGTAGCGGCCCAGCAAGTCATTCGCCTGGTTCGCAACCCCGCCGTCTATGCGGATACGTTTACCGCGGCCAGTACGGCCGGAGTTATCAGCTTGACTCAGCTTCAAGTCGGATCGTCCGGTACAACTGGAACGAATCAGACATGGCGGCTGAGCGTTGGCCCGGATGCAGAAGGCGGAAACATTGTTCTGAACTACGGTGCAAATAGCACGACCGGGATTGCCATCGGAGCCGCCGCGGCCAGCTTTTCTGAAGCGCTTTCGGCCGTTACAGGCATCGGATTCGGGAACATCAGCGTGGAGGCCGGCAACAATCAGGGCGACTATACGATCAGTTTTGTTAGAAATCTAGGCCAGCAGAACGTCACGACCGCTCTCACCCTGGACGCTAGTGGCGTAATCTTTGGCAACTTCCGGCAAAGCACGATCACCATGGCGACGGCCGAGCTGGACGAGCTTTTTGCCGAAGCCGGCACAGATACCGTCACGCCTAAGATTGAGGTCGAGCTTACCCAGGGCGGAACGCCTAAGACGGTTCTGCAATCTGATATTACAGTCAGGCGCGATTTAATTACCACGGGATCTGCCGTTCCGGCCGCTCAAGCCAGCTACTACACGAAAGCAGAGGCAGACGCTGCCTTTGTCGAGGACAGCGCCACAAACGTCGACGCGACCAACCGCAAGCTATACAACTCAAGCGGATCAGTGTTCCTCGATTGGCAAAATAACACGATTGGAACGGGGGCGACTGTATTGGATCTATCCGGCACGGCCGTCACAATCACAGACGGCTACAACATTGGGATTGGTTCAACCACTGGTACAAAGATTGGGGTTAGCACGGCCTCAAAACTTGCTTTCTTTGGCTCTACTCCAATCACTCAACCCGCCAATATCAATGTCGTCTCTGGTCTAATTAATGTTGGGCTGATTGCAAGCGGAGCAACCTACGGAGTGTTGCCGCAATCTCCAAGGACACTTACAGCAGTAACTTATACCACATTTGGACTAGTTCCATCCAATAATGTTATTTCTAAAACAGTTACAATTACTGGATGCCAACTGAATGACATTGTTTTGCTTGGGTTGCCCGCTGATATTGAGGAAGGACTTGCTTTTAGTGGTCACGTTGTTACTGCTAATCAAATTCATATTGATGCCCTAAATGTGACTGGAAGTGGAAAGACACAAAACGCAACAACATTCAGAGTCACCGTCATCGGTTATTAAGCTTGGGCTAATGCCCTAACGAAATCCTTATGGCTTTTCTTTTTGCCAAGTCGTTTCCATTTTGCGTTGAGGAAAGCACCGCACAAACTGGCGAAGGAACAGACTATCCATTTGAAATGACGCTAGAAGATGCGATGGAGTTATACTGGAAATTTCTATCATTAAAAATAACAGACAATCTTGTTTATTCTTTTGTAAACAATGGTACTGCGGGAAGTTGCGTGGCCACCCACTCATTTTCAAATACCATAGAAACATTAAGTTACTGGCCTAACAAAATGAGCGAAATGATTTGCCCTCCTCCTCCATTCTTTTATGGAGAGGCCATCGGCGTTGGATCAATGACAAGCACAAATACTACCAGCCCAACCAATACAACTGAATTTTATCAACTAGTATATGCTCAAAGTGTTATTACAAAAAAAATAAATAATACTTACAAATTTTTTCCCAGTTTCCTTTTAGAAATATCAACTGATTTAGAGTATAGTTCACGTTATAGCACTAAAGATAATGGTGGCATAGCGTCTCAAATAGTAACCCTTAAAACTAGCAATAAGGAATATAAAACAAATTTATATGCCAGCGGGTTCAATCCCGGCGATCATTCTGAAATATCTTTGTCTGGTTCGGTAGTTATTGAGAAAGCAAGTGATCGCACTCCTGAATGATATTGCCAAGGCCGGAGGGTATTTTTGCGGAGGCTTTGTAAGAGATTATCTTATCCGTGGTGAATCCTTTAACGACATTGATTTCTGTTTTGCTGGCAAGTGGCCTAGCCCTTATGCGTCTTGGCCTTTAATTAGAACAGAGATTGGAAGGGAAACAGCGGAAACGCATATTGATGGGATGAAATATCATTGTGTAAATCTTGAGGCCATAGACTTAACTTGTAATCTGTTCTGCTTCGATGGGCTTAAGGTATATCCAAGACCTTGCTTTCAATACAGAGACAAGCCAGTAGATTATTTTAAGGCTTGGGAAATGCTTTTAGAAAAGAAGTTTGTGACGCAAATCCCAGCAATTAAGAATTTAAAGCTACGAGCCAAGCTAACTAAAAGGGGCTGGATAGATTGCGGAATTGATTTGGTTGTGAATACTCTTGCAATACCCCCGCAATTCGGACCGTGGTCAGACTTTACCCTGGCGAAAGAAAGGTTTGATGCTCTAGCCCTTTGACACGGTTTTTTAACTTATATGGCATACGCCGCCACCGTTTTTCTATTCGCCGCTGATATCGCTTACCTTTGGGCAAAATAAGCCATGTACCTCGGCCTCGGCCTGAGACTTGGCTCTGGAACGTTTGCTGGCTTTGACGCTGACGCCGTTGCCTATTTTGATCGGGCAGGCGTGACTGACGCTACTGCAAAAAGTCAGATCAATGCGTTTGTGAAAGGCGTGAAGGATTTGGGACTTTACAATAATATGGTTTCTTGGCCTCTGCGCTCTGCTCAAAATGCTGGAACTGGATCGACCGCTTATAGCTTGGGTGGCCTTGGTATTTTTAACGCAACAAAGACAGCCGGCATTAGTTGGCAATCAAATGGGCTTTTAGCCAACACAGCCAGCCAAAGTGTATCATTTTCAAATCCATTAGATTTAGCAGCAATAAACACGGCCTCATTATTTGCCGTTCTTGATGCCACATCAAATACTGGCTCTGGTTGGTTTTCAAATCTTTTTGCCATAAGAACTGATGGAGTTAATCCTAATAACAAGGGGTTAAAATTTTTACTTTATTCTGACGCTTCTTCAAATACTTTAGAGGGCGGCGGCAGTAATATATTTCCAGATAACGGAGAATTGAAGAGGTCGTATAATAGGGGGGCTGGAGCATATATTGGAACTGGGTTTCATTCTTTGGGAGTATCAATCCAAGCCAACCCAAATACAGTAGAATTTACTTATGATGGTAGCTCGCAAGGAAGTTTAGCAGACACAACGACATCTACAACATTTATAAATGTTGGTTCTTCTAATTACTTTTTGGGAACAAGCGATTTTTCTGGAAATGTATTAACGATGACTGGTTCTTTTTATTCTGTATTCAACACATATTTAAGTAATTCTGTACGAACATCATTAAGCACACTCTACAAAATCACCCTCGGCGATGGCCTTGGATTGCCGTAGCCTTTTGACACACGCCATCCAGAAGTATGGCCGCTGGCGTATATAATTTAACTATTGAACAGGGCGTGGATCTCGCCTTGGAAGTAGCGGTTAAAGACGGCACCGGCGCGACGTATTCGCTTGTTGGCGCTACTGCCGCCGCTCAAATTCGCGATACCTACAACGGAAATCTGCTTGCGGAGTTTGCCGCCGTCACAGCTACCGGCACGACTGGCAGCCTTACCCTGGCGTTGAACGCTGCTACTGCCTCCGCCCTACCTATTAGCGGCGGAAAGTGGGATCTGCTTCTTACCACGTCGGCCGCCACAAAAGTCCGTCTCTTACAAGGCTCGGTCGTCATAGCGGGCGAGGTGACTGAATAATGCCTATCACCGCCACAGTTTGCGGGCCTGCCAGCATCACGGTTGCCGTAGGCACGCCGATTGTGGCAGGGGTTGCTGGCACTGGCGTAACCACTGGCACGGCCGTGGCGCTTGCGATCGCTTTGGGATGACAAGGAACATAATCTAAATGAAACAGATTTGGCCTGACTACTCCTACTCGCCCACCACTAACGTCCTTACGCTCACCGGGCTAAACATTGATCGCGACCAGCTGCTGCTCGTAACCGCAGCGGATCGCGGTCGGATCATGTACAACTTTGCGGACAGCTCAGTCACCGCCTCCGCCTTTACATCCGGTGCAAATACTGCACTCACCCTGGTTGCAACGACTGCTGGGCTAACCACCACCGCCGCCCTCGTCATCTATTACGACGATCAGGTGGCCAGCAATTCAGTCACAGGGACGGTCGAGCTGGGGCCAACATCGCTCAACGCACTTGAATCAATCACCGTTACTATGGGGCAGGTGACCGTTACTGGCGGCCTCACCGACACGCAACTCCGAGCAAGCGCAGTGACGATTGGCGGTACGGTTACGATAGGCAACAGCCTAACTATCGGCTCGCTTCCCGCCATCTCCGGCACAGTAACGGCAAACCCAACTGGCACACAGACGATTGCGGGGTCAGTCACAATCGGGGCCGGTACAGCCCAGATTGGAAGCGTAACAGCCAGCATCAACGGAACCGTTCCAGTCAGCGGTACATTCTTTCAAGCCACCCAACCAGTATCACTCGCTACCCTGCCGGCATTAGTCGCTGGGACGGCACAGATTGGCTCTGTAACGGTTGGCAACAGCGTGACCATAGGAAACTTTCCCGCTACGCAAGCCGTATCACTTGCTTCTCTTCCAGCCCTAGTAGCAGGCACAGCTCAAATCGGTTCAGTTACGGCCTCAATTTCAAACAGCGTAGTAACTTTTTACCCACTACAAGGCACAGCAGTATCTAATACCAACTTTACCAGCACCACGGCCTCAACCACGCTCGCCTCAGCAGTAGCGGGCAGGGAAGTTCTGACCGTGTTTTCAGAAGGGCCAGGCAATCTTTTCATTTCCAGCGGAGCGACCTGCACTACAATTTCGTATCAGGTACGACTATCGGCTGGCGATTATTGGGAGTGCCCGCAGGGGCAGTTATCGTTACTTCACTCGGCCGTGTTTGCCACGGCGGGCACGGCTCGCGTTTGCCAAGTCAGCTAGGAGTAGGCGATGCCACTCTTTAAAAGACAAGATCCAATTAGGATTTTTAACAATGTAAGTGCGGCACAAACCGCAACAAGCCCAAGTGGTGAGTTTTTTGGAACCCTAGCCACAAATGTATCGGTAATTGATTTTCTGCCATCCAGAGTTTTGTTTTATGGCATTATTGGATTCACAACAACGCCAGCATCTATCGCTACGTCAGCTTTTTCTGTAATAATTCCAGCCAGACAATTTTCAGCATCAAATCAAAACACTGGAAACACAAGAAATTGGAGCATTACAACAGAAAGCGTGACTCTAATTGTGTCATCAACAAATAACTATAAAATCGTAGCTTCTAGCAATTCCGTTCCTTCGTCTTGGGTGACTGATTTTAATAACAACGGAATAATCGGGCCTTTGAATGATTCAAAGATAATCAATAGTTCTGGTGGTTCATTAACTACGATTAATGGTACTGGCGGTTGGACGGTTGCGGAGTTCTACCGCTAATGCCACTTCTCCTGCTTGCCTTATTGTTTTGCTCTTGCTCTCCAAAGAAGCGTGCCGACAACAATTCCCTCCCAGATTACGGGGAAATGGGAGCTGCTGCCGACGCAGGCCAGGTTAAATGAATGACTGCGCCCGACGATCGCAACACGCCTGGCTGGCGTGAATTTATTGCCAGCCTTCGCTGGCTAGAGGCGGAAGGATACATTGAGATGTTCTACAACGAGAAGGGCGAGGAGATGGTGCGAATTGCGGCTGGAAGCGAAAACGCAGTTTTATGAGCATGGATCAGATCGCCGAACTTTCGGAACGCTTGTCAGAGGTAAGAATCTCTGTCGCAAGAATAGAGACTCGCCAGTCGGTAATCCTAGATTTACTAGAACGCTCGCAGGCCAGCCTCGGCGAGTACCACGGCCGCCTAACGAACATGGAGCGCGAAGCACACACGATTAAAACGAAACTATGGCTTGTGGCGTTAGTCTCCGGGGCAGTATTCAGCACGATCTGGGAACTTCTAAAACGTCGCCTTTCGTTTTGACCAGCTTTGACACCCCGCTAGGGGCATGGAAACAATCATCCCCGCACTACTTAAGATCGATTGGTTGGCAGCGCTTGGCGCACTGACCGCCCTCTTGGCCGCCGTTGCTGCTGTGGCCTCGTTTATCCCTGGCGAAGAGCCAGAGCGCACGCTCCAAAAGATCGTCGATTTCCTGTCCAAGTTCTCGAAAAAATAACCCCAAATGATCGCCGGAATCTTAACGGCGTTGGGCGGGATAATCGGGATCGTGCTCTGGTTCTTAAAACGTAAAACACCGCTTCAGCGTAACTTTGAGGCGATCGAACTTGAACGCAGGAAAAGACAAAGGGACATCGATGCCTGGTGGACTAAACGCCCTCCTACTAGTTCTTAGTCTGGCGCTCTGCTCCTGTGCGACAACCTCGCAAACTCAGGACGGCCCGCCGCCAAGCCCGGACACAATCAGCTACTTTATCTACGAGTGGGACAAGGCCGAGCGAACAAACAAGCCCTGCCCACAGGCTTACCGAGATCTGTTTGCGCAATCGCTCAAAGCGCTATCTGATAGCTTGGCAGAAACTCAACGCGAGCGAGCGAGGCAGTGACCAGCCTTAGTGAGGCAAGCTCCCGCACCCTGCGGGCGATTGATTCGCTAGACGCCAGCTTCCAAAGGCAGGTGAGGGGATGGGTAAATGAAATGGTAACGAGCCGGATCGAGCCGCTGATCTACTGCGGCCGTCGCACCATGGAGGAGCAGGCCGCCCTTTATGCTAAAGGTAGAACGGACGGCAGCAGCAAGATCGTCACCAAGGCCAAGCCAGGGGAAAGCTATCACAACTACGGGCTGGCGTTTGATTGGGTGCCGTTAAAACAGTCAGGCAAAAACGCGGATCTGTGGATTGCAGACTGGAATAACGAGACGGCTTTTCGCCTAGGCGAGCACGTGGGAATTTCATTCCGTTTGGCTGGCATTAGCTGGGAAACAGGCCACTTGCAAAGCAGTGACTATAAGAGCTGGCGTGACATCTCACGCAACCCTGTGGAACAAGTGAAGGCCAACGACATCCGTAAAAAGAGCAAGGCCACAAGCCTCGTCAGTAACCGCCCGTGGAGTTCACGATGACGCCCGAGCACGAGAAGCACTTGGCCGGCATCTTGTCGGATCTAGTTAAGGACGTAGATGCCAAGTACCGCAAGGGCCAAGAGGAGCACGGCGGTGCGTTGTGGCGCAGGCCGGTGTGGCGCGATGCTTATGAGGAAGTTTTGGATTTGGCGGTTTATGTCCACACCCTGCGAATGCAGCTCGGCGTAATCGGAGACATCGCCCTGCAAGGGGCCAGCGACGAAAGTGTGGCGGCCGCTACGTCCCGGGAAGCATGTCGGCAAATCCTTGCCGTGCTCGAGGGATTTCCTTCGGCGGCCGATAAAAAATGAAGATCATCCGCAAGTGGAAACGGTGGCTGGCCGTATCATGCAGTCACGGGCACCTGGCGAACGCGGCGGCCTGTAAGGCTACGCTGGAAATGAAGCGCAGATGGCAGCCAGATACCACTCTCCACCTTGGCGATTTTGTCGATCTGTCAGGGCTGATGGGTAGCGCGAGGAAAGATCCAGACTCGCCCGAGCGCACTGCATCCATCCGCGAGGACTTCGACGCTGGCCTTAATTTCGTTCGAGAACTCGCGCCACGCTACATCTTTGAGGGAAACCATGAGCACCGCCTAACGGCTCTACAATACTCGCCAAGCGCGATTGTGGCGCACTGCTGTACGTCTGCGAAGTCTGAGATCTATAACATGTGCAAGGATCTAAAGGCGCAGTATGTCCCTTACGATATAGAGAAAGGCTGGCGGGATCTGGGCGGGACAGCATTCGGCCACGGGTTTATGTTTTCAGAATCAGCCGTGCGCGACCATGTAGAGATGGTCAGAAAGCCTGTCGTCATGGGCCACTTGCACCGGGTAGATAGAATCGCAGGCCGTAGCATTGGCGCACCCGTGGGTTGGTCGATTGGTTGTTTGGCCGATATTCCCAGCATGCACTACGCCCGGCGCCAGCGATCCGTTACCAGATGGCAGCACGGAGTAGCCTGGGGCGAATACGTAGAAGGCGGGCAGGGATGCACCGTGAACGTAGTTTCACCCATAGGAGGCGTATGGCGATACCCGGTGTAAAGTCCGATTGGGCAACCGTCCTGACTGAGTATGTCGCTGGGTATCGGGAGGAGGTAGTGCCACCTGGCTGGCTAACTAAAAACCAGATCGCCAAGCTGTGGGGAAAGTCGGCAAATTACGCGAACAAGCTTTTAGCTCATTTGGTTAAAGACGGCAGAGCTGAGAAAAAAAGTTATGTCGTCCGCTTGCCTCACGTTGATTCAAAGGGAAAGAAGTTTTTAGGCCATTGCAGGAAAATACCCCACTACCGCCTGATTCCAGGCAAATCGCCCAAATCCTAGCAGCCTTGCGACTGGACGTGCAGGGAAGGCTTTGGCGCCATCGCAAATAAATTTCACAATCGGATGCAGAAAACGCTTGCAGGGTTATTTTCTTTTCGATAATAAATCACACAAGATGAAGCCAGCAGTTCCGATAATAGACTTTTCTCAGAGCGGAAACGGGGTGATTCTAGATCAAGTCGTCAACCCATTAACTGAGCCTAAAAAGGCTCACTACCAACAACTAAATTTAAATTCGCGGGGCGGGTACGATTTAACGCCAGAAGCGTTCGTTTATCACCCTAACCCCGCCGTGTGCCGTATGTGGCACGCCCAGCACGAGGCCAGCAAATGATCTCGTGGGAAGTCATGCGGGATCTTGCCCAGGTATCGGCCTTAATCCTTGGCTGGCTACTGGCGATCGGTTGCGGAATTACCGGCCTGACCATTGGCGCGGTGATCTTTTTTTGGGTTGTAGATTTTATCCGTAAGGAGTTGCTGTGAGCGTACGCGACCTAGAACAAGAGGGCGTATTGCCCATCAGTGCAGCCCAATCCTACGGATCGGCCCAGCTCTCACAGACAACTGCTCTGATCGATCTGCAGACCAAGCATCGCGATCTCCGCAATCGCCTAGACCGCATAGAGGAGATTTTAGAAAGCCTCCTTAAGAAAAGCGGGGTGCAATCGTGAGCGCATTATCCAAGAAATTCGTAGTGCTTTGGACGGTGGCTGGTGGCCCGGAGCTAGTGGCCGAGCACACGTTCCACCCCACACGTAAATGGCGTTTCGACTTTGCCTGCAAATCTGCCCGCTGTGCGATCGAGCTGGACGGCGGTGCATTCCTACCGTTTGGCGGCCGTCACGGTCGGGGCATGGGGATGGTGAAAGACTGCGAAAAATATCGAGCAGCCGCCGACCTTGGCTGGCGCATCTGGCGCTTCACAACCAAGTGCCTGACTGCCGAAGCAGTAGCAATGACCGCCAAGTCATTCCGCCTTTCGATGAAGGAGAAAACAAAATGAGCGAACCAAAGGAACCAACCAAATTTAACAACGAAAAGCCGGACTACGAAACCGAGGCTTACGAGCGCGAGGAACGTGACTCGGATTACGACTTCCATCGCTTCGCCGATTACTACGGCAACAACCGCCGGGGCTGATTATGACTGACCTAACTAAATTCCGTCTGATCGAAAACATCGAAGTCATGGCCTGCCGCAACTCAGCCGAGCGGGTTGTGAAGGCCGTGAACCGTGGCGACTTAGCACAAGCCAAAGACTTAGCCCGCAAGCATGAGATCGCGTGGCACTTGGCCGACCGCGAGTTCCAAGACCTTAAGCAACCGCACCGAAATAACGATTTTTGCGACGATGAGTAGTCGTTGCAAATCCAAGAAACAAAAACAAAGAAACCAAGAAAGGAAATCCTAGTATGCCAATAGTAGCAAGCAGAGGGGGCACATATACGCCAGCCCCGGAAGGGAATCACGACGCAGTGTTCTGCGACGTTGAGGATCTCGGCGTGGTGGAAACGCAGTATGGAAAGAAGCACCAGATCAGGTTGGTCTGGCAGATCGCTGAGAAGATGGAGGACGGGCGACCGTTCACCATCGGCCGGCGTTACGGACTGAGCCTGCATGAGAAGGCGGCTCTGTTCAAAGATCTGAAATCCTACGCCAAAAAGGCGCCACCGCAGAATCTGGATCTGGAAACGCTTATCGGTAAGCCGTGCCAGATCCTTGTGACACATGCGGAGCGGGATGGCTCTACATACGCAAACGTGCAGGCGGTACTGCCTGCCGGTGCGAACAAAATAAAAGTAGAGAAGGACTACGTCAGGAAATGCAATCGCCCTGGCGCACCGAAACCAGCCGTTGTCGAGTTAGATGCCGACGGAACACCTGTGCCGTTCTGAGTAATTGGCCGGGGTGGGCAATCCCCACCTCGGCCAGAAAGAAAACCAAAATGGAAATCCTAACTTTGATAGTTCAAATCGTATTCCCAACCACCGCAGTCGTACTGGCTCTTATGACTATGCGATTGATTAAGGACTGGCAGTAATGGCTGCGCTTATTGCCACGGCAAAGACGGAGTCGTCGCACTACTACCTGGCGTCAGGCGAGTCGTGCCACGGTGACTTGCGATCCGCCCGCAAGGTAGGGGCATATCCGTCAGTGACCACCATCCTCGGAGCAGCTGGCCCCAGCAAGCAAGGGCTGATGAATTGGAAGGAGGAGCAGGCGATTCTATCCGCCCTGTCGTTACCACGGAACGATGGCGAGGCCGACAGCGACTTTGCCAAGCGAGTGGTATTAGACAGCAGAAAGGAAGTGGAGGCCGCTGCTATTAGGGGCACGCAGATTCATTCCCTGGCTGAAATCATAATCAACGGCGAGGAGCCGGGTGAGCTGGTGAAAGGATATGAGCCTCACTTCGCGTCGCTAAAGGAATGGCACAAAGACGTCACAAAAGTCCACGCCAGTGAATCGGTAATGGTGAATGAGGCCGAAGGCTATGCAGGCCGAGTGGATCTGATTTGCGACATAAACGGCGAGATTGAGGTGGTGGATTTTAAGACACGCAAATTTAAGAACGGCAAGGCGGCAGGCTATGAGACTGATCTGCTTCAGCTCAGCGCCTATGCGTACGCTTTCACGGACGAGCACATGGCCTGTCGCAACGTATTGATCGATCCAGTGACGGGGCAGTTGGCAGAGGTCAAATACACGGCGGAGCAGGTCTGCTTTGCGTTCGAGGCGTTCACGTCCATCTGCAAAGTGTGGCGCTGGCTGAAGAAGTACGACCCGCGTGAGGTGAAGTTGTGATTGAGATCCTGCCCGAACAATCTACCCACGAGCAGTTAATGAACCGCGTGCGTTCGTTGGCCCGTGAGCTGGCGGAGGCGAAGGCTGCGCTGGCGGCTGCTGAAGGACGCGAAAACGATCTGATTGATCGCATGAGGCCGGGGCTATGAGGACCCTGCTTTCAATCCTAGCGCTGTTCGGCCTAAGCACTGGCAAGCTAGGCAACGCTCTAATCGATTTGCGCCCGATCGCCAAAAAGATCGACGTAAAGAAAATCAAAGTTCGCATCACTGGCTACTGGCCGGGAGAAGATGAGTGGAGCAGCCGCTATCAATCGAGCACTGGCACAAGGTTGCGGGCTGGCCGTCACTGCGCAGTCGATCCAGACATCATTCCGCTGTGGAGCAAGATCCGCGTGATGGGCGGGAAGCGGGAGTGGGTGGCCGTGGATACAGGCACTGCCGTTAAAAGCAAAAAGGCAAGCGGTGGAAAGTTGCCCGTGGTGGACGTGTTTGCGGCCAGCGAAAAGCAATTTAACGCGATGCGGTTGCCCAAGGTGGCGATGGTGGAGGTGATGAAGTGAGTACGACAGCCGCTAGGCTCGCATCTAAACGCAATCGGGCTGCGGGCCTTGGCGATACACGGCCGACGTTCCGCCGCCTAGGTGTGATCGCTGGAATGCTGCGCCGGGATCTGACGCTGCCGAGCTGTGCCAGGTTGGGCGCTAAGCTCGAATGTAGCTACAAGACGATCCAGCGGGACATCGATCTGCTGCGTGACTTCTTTGGTTATCCGCTGGAATACGACGCTAGCAAGTACCACTACAAACTGGCGGGGCCGCTGCCGAAGGCGGTGCTGTGAATTTCGGAAAGTTATTTAAGGAGGTGAAGGCGCAAATTAAAAAACTAAAACTTCATCCCCGGCATGGCTTAAATTGCTACATACACATTGATTCGCAGATTTGCACTTGTGGTCAGGAAGAGATTGAGGAAGAGCTGGCGCGCGAGCAGGCCGAAATAGAAACGCCTGAAGATAGGACAGACGACGCATTAGAACCTGATCTTAGAACGGCTTATTTGGAAGCAATTGAAAAGGATAATTAAATGACCCTTGCACAACTTCTATTTATGTTCTCCGCCCGCGTCATCGGTACTTACACGCCGGAGCAGTACGCCGACTGTGTGCGAGAGGCCCGTGCCAATCGCCACCGCTGGGGAATGGGGCAGTGGTGAGAGACATAGTTCTTCCACCATCTGTAGTCAGGCTGCTTGTTTTTTCTAAAACACAAAAATACAAACCTGCCACTACATTAAACCTAACCGCTAAAGAGCGGGGAATTACAAAACAGGCGATCTCAAAAAGGCTGATTTCTTTAGCTGAAGAATTTGATGTGCGCCTTGACTTTCAGAGAAGCGACAAAGTTCGCGAGATTTACGCCAAACGCGCAAGGCGTATTCACAAGAAAAGAAAAAGAGAAATTCCTAAATTTAACATCAAATCGTTAATGGATGGTTTATGTCAGTAAAACGCCTCACCTGGCATCTCGCCGTGCTCGAACGAGCGAAGAAGAATTTACTGAAGAAGCAGTATGATGCAGTAAGCACCAGGCTGGATCTGGCCGTTCTTATGGCTACCGAAATGTTGAAGCAGGCCGAGGTGTACAAGGCCAAGGCGATGGAGGCCAAAAAATGAAACTGCTTTCAATCCTGTTCTATTACTTGGGAGACATGGCCAGCCACACGATTGCCCAGTGGAGCTGGGGCGGGTGGCTGTATCAGCGGCTGATGCTGTTGTCTGTCGATTGCGACAAGAACTTTGAAATTTGGAAAGAAGTGAAGCCACGCAAAAAGAGGAGTAAACGCAAATGAAGGATCTAGGCAAAATTACTTTTGGCAAAGCACGGCCTGCGCCGAAGCAGGTTTTGGTTGACGTAACCTATGACGCCAAGACGGCAAAGGCGTTGCACGCATTTGGGGTGAAGCAATTAAAGAAAGATCAAGAGGCAGTGATTGAGTACGTGATCGTCAAGGCGCTGGGGGCGTTTGCTAAAAAATGATCGCACCCCTGCCACCCGCAATCGAAGCCATCCATCGCAACGGAGCCGCTGAAGGCGAACGCAACACGCAGCTATTTAAACTGGCATGCCAGTGGCGTGACCAAGGGCTGACTGAGTTCGACGCAACGACCAACGCAGAGGAGTGGGCCTACAAGGTGGGTTTATCGCAGAACGAGGCAGTAGGTGCGGTTAGATCCGCATTCAGTAAGCCAGCCAGGGAGGCGTGGAAACCAAAGGCCAAGTATGGTTATCAGAACGGGGCGATCGTTCGCGAGGATCTGCCAGTACCGCCTATGCCCATCAGCGTTGAGAGTGGCCCGGTAGATAAGTTCCTGACTACTTGTTTCGACGTGGGCGATTACATCAACATCTGCCGATCGATTAAAGACAAGGACGGCCGCGAGCGGCCAGATGGGGCAGGCGAGACGAGAAGCCGTGAGGAATGGCTAGAGCTGTTTAAGGCCGACGGGCTGAAGGATTGGCAAGGGGACGCAGTGGGCGTTTACGTATCGATCAACGCAAACAACGGAAAGAATCGGAAAGCGGAATCGATCGTCAAATATCGCCACTGCCTGATCGAGTTCGATGAAAGTACGATGGCTGAACAGTGGGCGATCATAAAGCGCAGTGGGTTGCCGACGTCGTCCATCATAAAGAGCGGATCACGCAGTCTGCACGCCTGGGTGGAGATTCGGGCAGCCAATGCCAAGGAGTTCGCTGAACGTGTGGATTTTATCTACAAGCACCTAGAGCACAGCAAGCCCGATCCAGCGAACAAGGACGCTGGGCGGTTGTCGCGGTTGCCCGGTGCGATGAGGACGGCCACAGGCTTGCAGCAGGAGTTAGTCGAGTGTGGCGCACCTACGCTGACCTATATGGAATGGATGGAACGCACGATTTACGGTGATATTCCTGAGCCGTATAGCTGGGAGCAGTTGGTCAATTTCAAGGAAGATGCCGACATCACGCAACTTCTAGGCAAGCGTTGGATATGCCGTGGCGGTTCAGCGTTGTGGGTGGGAAGCAGTGGCTTGGGTAAGAGCGTGCTGTGCTTGCAAGCCGCAATCACCTGGGCGGCCGGGCGCGATCTGTTTGGCATTAGCCCACATGGCAAGCCGTTGAAGTCGCTGATCGTGCAGGCCGAGAACGACGAGGGAGACGTGGCAGAAGCGTTGCAGGGCATTCTAAAGGCGTTGGATTTGACCGCAGAAGAGCTGGATCGGGTGAAGCAAAACATTGTTATCGTGCGTGACTGCACGTCCACTGGTGAGCGGTTCGTCGATCGTATGCGTCGCCTAGCTGAAAAGCATAAACCAGATTTAGCCTGGGTAGATCCGTTGCTCGCGTTTATCGGTGGCGACTTATCCAGCCAGGAGACGGCCGGTGGCTTTTTGCGTAATTTGCTTAATCCGCTCGCCCTATCTGGCGGATTTGCTTGGATGCTTATGCACCACACCCCAAAGCCAACACGCGACGGCAGTGGTTACCAAGGGCACGACAAGGCGTACAGCGGATTTGGTTCAAGCGAGCTGACGAATTGGGCAAGAGCCGTTTTAATGCTATCGCCTTGCGGTCAGGATGAGCAAGGAACGTACACATATAAGCTTGAGGTGACCAAGCGCGGAAAGCGGTCTGGATTGCGTCCTGGCGTCACTGCGAGCGATTTTATTGCAACCAAGACGCAGCCCTTAGTCCACTTAAAGCATGCCGACAAGGGGATGGCGTGGATTGAGGTAGGAGCGCCTGAAAAGTCAGTGGGCAGAAAGGCTATGTCGATCGATTGGGGTAAGTTACCCGAAGGGGCTAAATACAGCCAAGTGGTCGCATTTGTACAACAGGCCACCGGGTTGCAGGAACGGCAAGCGAAGGCCCGTCTGAAGCAGGCCAAAGAGGACGGTTTAATCGAAGAAACTGAGGCTGGTTTATTCAGCAAAAAGGTGACAAATGAGCCGTTTTAACGTTAGTGCAGTAACCCTTATTGCACTAGTGCAGTATTGCGGAGCATGTAGGTGCAGTAATAAAGGCCCTTTAGGGCCTATTATTGCACTAATGCATTACACCATTTCCATTACTGCACTAACGACTGCACTAGCGAGGTTAATCTAATATGATAGATCAGGAAGCAATCGAACGAATCCCAGCGGTTATTCCGCATCCAGCAAGCATGATCGATAGCCTGCAAGACTTGGTATTTGAGTCATGCGATGACCTAAAAATTACGGTCACTACCTCAACGGTTGCGACTATCACGAAAGTGATAGAGCACCTTATGGATAAGTCTGCCGATCACCCGGCTATGGCTAACCGAACGGACACGCTGGGGCATGCGGTCTTGAACATATCTCTTAACCGTTCGCCTGAATCAATGACTGCCGTGGCCAAGCGATACGGCATCACTAAGCAGGCGATCAGTAAGAAAGTCACAGAAGTCTATGATCGGTTGGGTATCCGAGCACGATCGCAGAAGAGCGAGAAGGCCCGCGAATCCTACCGCAAACGGGCATACCGTGTTCACGCAAAGCGGCGGCGTGAAGCACCTAAATTCAACATGGCCGCACTAAAGAAAGGTATTAAGAAATGAAGCTACTATCCGTAATAAACAAACTAAACGAAACGCGGGACAAGGCGATTGAGCTGGTAGGCAGGACTATCGCATTGGCATCTGACGCCGGCGAGATCATTGCTGTTGCACGCACTGAAGGTAAGAACGTGCAGGCTATATGTGAGGAGGCAGGGATTACTGAGGAGGTTGGCAAACGATATGAGAAAGTTGCAGCTACTCAGAAGCGACTAAGTAGTGGCGATGCAGATCCAAGCCTTATGCGTCAGACATATCTGCGGATCGGAATCTTGCCCGACCCGATCACCATGAGCGAACCAAGCGAGCCAAAGCACTTCCTGTTTCCAATAATGAAAGCAAGGCAGTGGCTTGCGTCGAGAGGCGCAAAATTTATTGCCCAGGATAAGGCGCTGAAGGAGCAATTCCTAGCGGAGGCCGAGCCGATCGTTAAGGCTTACAACGACCTGAGGGGGGCGGCCTAGGTGGCCAGCTTGCGTAAGTGCCTAAGGAATCTTTTAAAAATTTGCAACAGCTCGCGATGGCAAAGACA